CCACCAACGAGCCACTGTACCCTGACCGGTTCGGCGATCTGGAACTCCGTATGCTGGAGTCAGCACTCGGCACCTACGGAGCAGCGGGTCAACTCCAGCAGCGCCCCAGCCCCAAAGAAGGAGGCATGTTCAAAGTAGAGCGATTCAAAGTCGCGGCCGCAATCGACAAGTCCCGAGTCAAGCGAGTAGTTCGCTACTGGGACAAAGCTGCTTCCGAGAACAAAGGCAGTCCCTTCAGCGCAGGAGTCCGTATGCTTCTCATGAACGACGACTCCTTTGTAGTAGACGACGTGATACAGGGACGCTGGAGCTACCGCGAACGCAACGACGTAATCCGCTCCACTGCCAGACAGGACGCACTACAGTACGGACTCGACGCTCTCGAGATCTACGTAGAACAGGAACCCGGCTCAGGAGGCAAGGAAAGTGCGCTCACCACGGTAGCCGAACTACGTGGCTACAATGCCTACGTAGACATCCCCTCCGGAGACAAGGAAGTACGTGCTCAGCCATACGCAGCGCAAGTGGAAGGCTACAACGTCACTCTCATCTGGAGCGACTCCTGGTCGCAGAAGTACAAGGACGAACTACGCCTCTTCCCCAACTCCAAGTTCAAGGACATGACCGACGCATCCAGTGGAGCCTTCAAGCAACTGAACCCGGCTACAGAGCTCATCGCTGGAGTATGGGGCGAACGCAGTCTGGTAACTAGAACGCACGGACGAACGAGGAAGTATTAATCATGGCAGCACAGAACCAAAGAGCTACATTGCAGATGCCGAATCTCCTGAAGGACAAGACCCTTACCGTGACTCTTACGGTAACAGGAACCCGGCGATTCAAGTACCTGACCCGACTAGCCGGTGTGCTACTTGGACTAGCTCGTGGTTGCCTGCTGCGTGCGGGATACAGTAACGTGGAAGTATCAGTTGAGCAAAGAGGGAACCAACACTTGATACATGAATCAGTAGTATGAACTGCGGTCCTACAACAAAACCTTGTCCCTGCGGTGAACAGGTACCGATACGCATACACCACCATGTAGGCAACGATCACCACTACAGTGACCGTAGAGGAGTGGACAAGTGTCTGGAAGATATCGTAGACGCAATCACTAGGGAAGGTTTGGTCGTGGAGACGGCTAGCTGCAACCAAGGTAGGGGAGGGCGCATCGGTCTGGCTGACGGTAGGATGCTGCAAGTAGAGTTCACAGACGAGTGGTTCAGCCGGGGCAAACGCGCTACTTCAAAGAGGAGAGCACGAACATGACGTTCACAGGAGTAGGTAATACATCCGCATGTCGGCTACTCAAAGAACTGGAAACGCTGGTGCGAAGTAAGCTGCCGATGCGTAACATGATGGCGTTCAGGTTCCTTACCTCACTGACGGTGTCCTGTAACATGAGGACACTGGTCGTGTTGATGAAGTACCCGGACTACGACGAGATGGAAGTAGAGCAGTGTGAACTGGATGTATCCAAGGATGCGCAGTTCCTGAAGGACATGAGTGCTCTTGCCTGCAGATGGACAGGCAACCGTGACCCGGCTACTGCAACCATCGTGCACGTACGGTGGGAGCTCAGCACGGACAGCCTAGTGGAAGTAAACGTCACGTACTACGCTACGGACCCGGAGGCATAGCCATGAACGTATTGGAAGGCTTACTCATTTCACCAGCGCCGCTGCTCCACGCCATGCTGAGTCACGTACTCTATGGCTGTGAACAGTGTGGATGTCTTTCAAGTATGATCAACTCCGAGTCCAAGTGCCTCATCTGCGGAGCGTACCTGGACGTGACTACTGCGCGGAAGTTTTACGCGTATGAAGTGAGTAAGGAAAGTCCAAACCGAATCATGAAGGACAAGCACGTCCACGTCCACAAGACTATCAGTATGAACTGAAGACATGACGTTACGCGAACATATTGTCTGTGTGATAACGCTGCTGGCAATGCTAGTCTGGCTGTGCTCTGGATGCGCTCTGCTGAAGCGTGGACAGCGTAAGAAGATCGGCGACATCGCCGAGCGAACGTGTCAGGAGCAAATGCAGACCACGGCATTCCAGTCCGCAGTCACTGCAGTCGTGGACAGTCGGCTGACCAGCGCTGACGTACGAGAGGATTTCAGGTCACTCGCTGCAAAGGGAGTGGACGACGCATTACTGGAGGCAATGAAAACATACGGTGGATGGGGTGGTGGTGCCGGCGCTGCTGCGCTGCTGTACTTCCTCCGTCAGAGACTCTTCCCGAAGGAGACTACTACATGAGGACAAAGCATTCAAGCAAGTACGAGCGCCGGTTGCGCAGCGACCTGCTGACTGTGAACCAACAGGTCGATGTGCTCAGCAGCGCATTGGTGACACGAGCCAAGCTAGCCGCGTCTCTAGGACGGCACTTCGACGGCGACCGCAACGTGTACGGAGCCTGTGGCTACCCGACTACGTTGCAGTACAGCGACTACGAAGTACGTTACCAGCGACAGGACATAGCCAAGCGCATTGTCAACGCAGGTCCCGATGCCTGCTGGAGAGCGGACCCGGATGTCCTTGAAAACGAGGACAAGGACACGACCGCGTTCGAGGAAGCGTGGAATGCTCTCTGGGACAGTCGCACGCTGCGTATCAAACACTACCTGAAGCGAGCTGACCGCGTAGCCGGCATCGGCCGCTACGGTGTGCTGTTACTCGGCTTCGACGACAACGCAGCAGGCTTCGATCGCCCGGTGGAGAGCGCCAGTGAGCTCCTGTACCTGAAGCCATACAGTGAAGACAATGCCAAGGTGAAGACGTGGAACCGCGACAAGAACGACGAGCGTTTTGGCTTGCCGGAGATCTACGCGATCAAAGTGAACGTAGGTGGCGACGCTTCCTCTGACAGCACAAGCGTTGACGTACACCACAGTCGCGTAGTCCACATCGCGGAGGAGACACTCGAGAGCGACGTGTACGGTACGCCGCGACTGGAGGCAATCTTCAACCGGCTCATGGACGTGGAGAAGATGGTAGGTGGCTCTGCCGAGGGCATGTGGCGTGGAGGCTTTCCAGCCTACTCCTTCGAGACGGAAGCCGGTGCGAAGCTACAGAACAAAGCAGCGATGGAGGATGAGATTGAAAACTTCATCCACAAGCTGACGCGTGTACTTCGCTTGCAGGGAGTCAAGACCAACGTACTCCAGCACCAGTTGGCCAACCCGAAGTTTCACTTGGAAGTGCAGATGTGGCTTATCGCCGCAGCTACTGGTATACCGCTCCGCATACTCATTGGAAGTGAACGCGGTCAGCTTGCTTCACAGATGGATGAGCGTACGTGGAACGAGCGAGTGGATGAGCGCCGTAACTCCTTCTGCGGACCGGTGCTGATCTACGGTTTGATTGACCGGCTCATGGAAGTTGGTGTTCTGCCGCAAGTGGAGAAGTATCAGGTACAGTGGCCTGACATCGACGAACTCAGTGAAGAGGACAAAGCCAACGTAGGAAAGATCAACACGGAGAGCCTAGTCAAGTACGCGGACAGTGCGGACGCACAGATGCTGTTCCCGGTGTACTACTACCTGACGCGTATGTTGAACATGGACGACGAAGAAGCTACCAAGATTACACAGGAGAGCATGAAGCTCATCCAAGAAGAGGAGCGCCGGGCACAGGAAGACGCGGCGCTGCTGGAAGAGGAGGAAGAGGTAGACGAGGACGAGGGTGAGGAGGAGCCCGTCCCGGCTACTGCTGCCGTCACTGCATGAATCTGAAGCGTATACTCAAATTCCCGGTCCACGTCTCGGGGAACTCACATTCCGGGACGAACAGCCAACGTACTAGGAACGCGGCGTGGACTCATCTCTCCGTGCCGACTACCGATGACGTGGACCGGATCTTTTCTGTGCATAGGCACAGCTTCGCTGCCGCCGTAGACGCTGACCTAGCCGCTGCCGTCACGACGCTGGAACGGGTGCGCCGGTCCGATCCCACGCGCACCCTTTCCTTGCGGAACGCTTTTGTAGCCGAAGTCAATCGGCGCTACAGCGTCCTGCGCTCGTCGGTGGTAAGGGCGGTTGTGAAGGACGACGTTCTGGACTTGAAGGATACGTCAGGTACGCTCGTCGGTCTGCAGTCGCCCGGCTACAAAGCCTACGCGTTCAGGACGGTGGACAAGAAGGTAGATGGCTTCCTTGACTGGTTCCAGAAGGAGATCGACGGAGAGATACTCACGGGACCCGCGTTCGGCTCGGGTCGCTGGACGGACAAGTATGTTCAGACCAGCTACCGGAAGGGAATCGTTCGCGCCGGCAAAGAGCACAACAGACAAGCCACGGCCAAGAACAAGATCCCCTTCGACCAACGTGCCGTAGACGCAGCCTTTACGCGACCTATCCACGCTGAGCGCGTAGCTCTCCTGTACGGACGTGCATGGAACGACCTGAAGGGCGTAACGTCCCGGATGCACACGGAAGTAGGTCGCACACTTACGGAAGGCTTTGCGAACGGGTGGAACCCGAATCGCATTGCTCGTGAACTGACCAAGCGTATCGACGTCTCTCGCACGTATGCGCGCACGTTAGCGCGCACCGAGGTAATACGCGCGCACCACGTAGCGATGGTCAACACGTATCGCGAAGCCGGTGTGGAAGGCGTAACGGTTCAGGCTGAGTGGCGTACGGCGCAGGACGAGCGTGTCTGTCCGGACTGCGAGAGTCTGGAAGGTAAGGTATTCACGCTGGACGAGATCGAAGGTATGATCCCGCTCCACCCGAACTGCCGGTGCGTTGCGTTACCGTACTTCGGGAAGGCACCCAAGACGCGCAAGGGAGTGCGCCGGGCTGCGGAGCGCACGGCCGTAAGAGCGCCGGTTCCGCGTGGCATACCGGCTCCCGGTGCCCCGACCGCGCCTCCAAGTCTCGTGGACGATCTAGGCGGCAAGCCGGGTTCAGTCCGCAGGATTCTGAACGAGGAGTTGACGGCAGGACGCTCCCGCATTGAGCTCGAGAACGTGCTTATCCAGAAGGGACATACAGCCGCAAAGGCACGTGGACACGTGAACGCGCACATGAGAATGCTGCGGAAGCGAGGCTACGTTATCCGCGAAGGACTGGAGGGTAAGCTGTACGTAGTCGGTAAGCAGGCTGAGCTACTCCCTCCACCGCCGAAAGTGAAGGTATTCCTGAAGGCAGTGAAGGGCGGTAAGATGCAGGAGTACGCGGCGGAAGACCTGATCCCTGCGATACAGGATGTGATGGGTACATCCCAGACAATGAACAAAGCAGAGTTCATGAACGCACTTTCACAGCGACTGGGGATCGTTCCTTCCAAGGGAGACCAGCACTTGCTTGCCATTGACTACATGAGCTCCAAGCTGAAGGCATTACAGTTTCAAGGACTGATGCAGGTCGAGAACCTTGCGCCGTTCCAAGTGCGTTGGTTCGGTGAACTGCCGAAGCTGAAGAAGGTAACCAAACCGGCTGCTGTCAAAGGACGACGTGCATGGCGTAGGGCAACGCAAAAGGGCAAGATACAGCCTACGCCGTACACTGTACACCCGGACTTCCGGTCAGCAGCGCCGGCAAACGTGAACAAAACAGTTGAGGAACTGAGTCAGGAAATCGTGGACTATCTGGACAGTGTCCAGTGGTCACACTACAGACCTACGTTGAAGGTAAGGAACCGGGCGGACGCTTTTGCTGCGTGGAAGAGTGCGGAGGATGACGTTGCCCAGTTCGGTCGCTTTGTTATGCAGCACGTGAATGCGTCAAGTGCCTTTACACATAACATCGGCAACGTACACGGTGTGGTGCGGCAACTCACTGCATACGGTAAATCACTGGATCCGGACGACATCAAGATACTGCAGATATACAAGGAATTGCTGGAGAAGGAACGCTTTGCCCGTAACCAGCACCTGTCCTTCTTTACGGACAGCGAGTTGCTGCGTTACAAGCGCGAAGTGATCCGCAAGATGGCGGGGCCGAACGCGGGACTCACTCCGGGACAGGTAGGTACAATACAGAACGCTATGTATGAGGGACTGGACTGGATGCCAGTCGATCTGCTGGACGACATGCAACGCAACGGATTCGGCGCAGACTGGAATATGTTCACTTCCGGTAGAGCCAAGTGGTCGTCCCCTCAGGCCAAGCTATTCAAGAACAGTGACGCCACAGTAGTTGCCCACGAGTTCGGTCATGCACTGGACGATCTACTCACCAATACACCTGGTGCCCACGCGCAGGGCGGTCACTGGATCGACTCATACTACGCTTCAAAAGCAGACGGTAAGCGTTACCGCGACTGGTTTACGCGGCAACACTCCAAGAAGCTAGGGACCTACACCAACGGAGACGGTTACTATTGGAAGGATAACTGGATCGACGACTACGAAGGACGTGTGTACAGTATGGCGGATTCCCTAGCTGCCGCCATCGAGAAGGGCAAAGCCAAGTCCTACGTGTACACCGACCGCAGTAACTCTGGTGTAGAGTGGATTTCCATGAACGTGCAACGCTACATGGGAGCGAAGCATCCCCACAAGTATTCGTTCAAAGCAGCGGAGTGGAAGAAAGCCAAGGAGACATACCCTGAGCTGACCGGTTTACTGGAGCGCCTCTTCGGTAAGGTTGATGCCCCGAAGCGCTTCGCTTCCTTCGACTTCAACCCGGCACTCAAGTCTGTCAAGCAAGTGGGAGGCAGCGTTCGCACGAAGCCATACTCCATCCGCACCCGGTGGGACAAGCCGAAGAAGGTAGCGAAGAACCCGTTTGAGGCTGGTATGATGTTTGAGGACATGCCTCCACTTCCCGCGCCTAGTGCGCCAGCAGCCAAGGAAACACTGACACGTAACCAACTGTTCACCCGGTTCAAGCGGATGCAGCGAGCAGGAAAGTCACCGCAGGCAATACGTCGTGCATACAAGGAGTACTTCGCTGGTAAAGATGATTTTGATAAGTTTCACGACCGTGTGGTGCGCTTCGTTCTCAAGAACCCGAAGCCGGGTGCTGCTACACCGAAGCTGATTCATGTGGAGAGTGTGGCCAAAGCCAAGCGAACTACTCGCGCGATTGCCGGCAGTAAGATCAAGAAACCGCTGGTGATCAAACCGGACAAGCGGGTGGCACTCCGTACGCGCTACACGGGAACGAAGTTGCCGAAGGAAGTACGGGACAAGCTCGCCAAGCGCGAACAGCTGGTGGACAAGTTCATCGACGCGTGGACAAGCGGTAAACGCAACAGTTTCATTGAGCCTGTATTGAAGGAGTCGACCCGGGATAAGTTCGATCCCGAGGCATACGCCGCGTTCTTCAAGAAGATGACAGCTAAGCTGGACGCTATGGTGGAGGGTACCAGTGTTCATGTCGCTGTGCCGAGGAGTGTGCTGGACGACATACTCCAGTCCGGTCGGATGAAGTCGTTCTTCGAAACACAGACGACGGGAGGATACACCACCACGGGTGTCCGTGCTGATTACGAAGCAGTGATATTTGGTTACAAGACGCGAGCGTTGGACAAGAAGCTACGCCCGGTGTATGGTTATCTTGAGGACGCAGCTACCGTACGTAAGATGTTGGGTAAGGCAAAGGCAAACACGAACAGGACACTGTCCCAGACCAAGCAGTACGGTGATATCGCGATCCGGCTGAAAGACGAGGCTGTGCGTAACAGGACTACGTTCACGGCTGGTGATTCGCTGGACGAGACCATCCACGCGATACCGTTAGCGTCGAAGGAGAAATGGAGAGCGTTCTTGGAGTTGGTGCAAGGAGGGAGGAAGGGTGGTGAATACAGTGTTTCGGCTACTCCCGCGTGGCACTCTCATGACTTGTATGGAACAATGATTCAGTGGAGACAGCAGGCTGCGTTGGAAAGACGCTTCGGAGCGGCCAAGAAACTCAAAGTCCACGACGTTCTGCGCCATACGGAACAGCGATACTTGGAGGCACAGATACACCGTGGTGTAAGCGTGGACGATATTGCGGAAGTCGTTGTGGGGAAGGGAACTAAGATTGACCCGGCTACGGCGAAGGCACTCCGGGAAGCCAAGATAAAGGTGACGTACGTAAAATGAAGAAGGGCGAAATAGTAGCGGTACGACGGTCGGATGGTGCGAAGGCACTGTTCGCTAGCGAGAAGGATGGGCTGATCTACGTGACTGTGGATGGTGGTGAACCGCTGCCGTTCGAGTCACTGCTAGCTCATGCAGTAGCCGACGACTGGCAGAAGCAACCCACGCTGTCAGTGGAATTCGCGGCAGACGGCGCTGCGGGAACGGTAAGGTACTTTGAGGACACGAAAGAAGTCGAAGTGGAACACCCTACAGCCAAGGTTAGTCAGGACGTTGCAGGATACCTCACGAAGCAGCGTGAATTCCGCATACCGGAGTCTGACGACATCGACGATTTTCGAGTGGACAAAGCAAAACCCACGGACAGCCTGATGTACATGGAATTGGCTCTGTGCACACTGTACGCGGAGATCGGTGCGTGGGTGGACTGGGATACGGAGGAAAGAAGAGAGGAGGCAGCGTAATGCCGTGGAAATCATCTGACGCAACGTCGCACACGAAGAAGGCAAACACGCCGAAGAAGAAACGTGCGTGGGCAAAGATCGCGAACTCGTGGCTGAAAGGTCACCCGGACGACGACGCTGGCGCCATTCGCAGAGCCAACGCGGCCATCGCCGCAATGGTAGCTGCCGGCGCTGGGCTCACTACGCAGGCTCTTGTGTTGTGCATGAAGAAAGCAGCAGACGTCAGTAAGGGAATGGCCGAGCCATCCTACGACGCACACAGCTTCAGTGTGAACATGAGCGCACTGTGCTCGTGGAAGACGAAGGAGGGTAAGGACTACCTTGTCGTGCCCGTCTCCATGATGACTGTAGGCGTGAGGAACGACGGACTGTATACGCTGGAGGAGTTGTCCAAGTTCCCTGAAGCGTGGAACGGTCGCCCGGTTGTGATCTACCATCCCAAGACGGAGGATGGTGTGCCCGTCTCAGCTGCTGCAACGCCGGAGCTCTATGAAGCAGTCACCATCGGACAGATCTTCAACGCACAGTTTGTTGACATGGAACGTCTCACTGCGGAAGCGTGGATTGACCCGGACAAAGCCGATCTGGTGGACCCGGACCTCATGTCCATGCTTGAAGCAAACAGCGACGTGGAAGTATCGATCGGTGCGTTCATCGACAGGGAGAAGACGTCGGGAGAGTTCAACGGGAAGACCTACTCGTGGATTGCCCGCAACATTCGACCTGATCACCTAGCGGCACTGCCGCGCGAACAGGGAGCATGCTCGTGGAGCGATGGAGCAGGTATGCCACGAGTGAACAGTAAACAGAAAGGAGAGGAAGTGGATGAGGAAGTAGTTGAGCTCCGAGAGAAAGCGTCGGAACTGGGGTTCGCTGTTCACGAACTCAGTCATGGGGATGCGCATTCGCAGTTGATTGCAGTCCTGCGCGGCAAGCACAATCTCGGCGAGGGAGAGTACGTGTTCATTCGCGACGTGTACGACAAGTATGTCGTGTACGAACACGAAACCAGCGCCGGTGTGAAGCTGTACAAGCAAGGATACGCGACCAACGCGGATGATACCGTAGAACTCACTGGCGATGCCGTACAGGTGAAGCCAAAGACTGAGTACGTGGTGACGACGAACACCAAGTCCATGCGTACAAAACACAATGGGTCTGGCAGCAACGGTGCTGTGCAGGCAGACGGAAGAAGTCCTTCAACCAATACCAAAGGAGGTAACATGGACCGGGAGGACAAAGTCAACGCACTCATAGAGCAGTGCGAGCAGTGGACGGAGGAAGACCGTGAGTTGCTCACTAACATGAGCGACAAGCAGTTCGATACCGTCGAGAAGCTGAGCAAGCCGGAGGATCCTCCGAAGCCTGCGCAGCCGAAGGCAAAGGAGCCGACGACCAACGCGGAGCCTGCGCCCAAGGTAACGAAGGCAACGAAGGACACCGATGGTGAGCCTCGGCCGAAGACCGTGGAAGACTTCCTTGCGAACGCGGAGATGCCTCCCGAGGTACGCGACGCTTTGCAGGAGTCGGTTACGGTTCGTCGCGAGAAGAAAGCCGAACTGATTACTCAGATCACGGCCAACGCTCGCAATCCGTTCACCGAGGAATACCTGCAGTCCCGTACTGTGGAGGAACTCGAAGGTATCGCCAGACTGGCTGGCGGCAAGAGGGATTACAGTCTCCGGGCAACCGGCAAGTCCCCCACTGTCGCTACCCACACGGAAGAGCCTCTCGTAGCTCCGTCGCTGTGCGGCGCTGAAGCGTAAGCTGAACAGGACAAGGGAAGGAGATAAGCCATATGGCTTTCAACACGATTCAGCTCAAAGGTGACGGTGTTCGTTACGAGCGAGTGGCCAACGGCGCAATCACGCCGGGTCACATCGTTGAGTTGGACTCGAACGACAAGTTCAAAGTCCACGCGAATGCCGGTCAGGTAGTTGCACCCGTGATCGTAGCCGTGGAAGACGACATCCAAGGCAAGGCGATCACCACTGCGTACGCCGACGCAGCGCGGGTGCAAGCGAACGTTCAGCGATCGGGAGATACCTTCTACGGGTTGATCGCGAACGGAGAGAACATCGCGAAGGGCGACAAGTTGCAGAGTGCCGGTGACGGTACCCTCAGCAAGCATACGGCAAGTTCTGCTGGTGCTGTGGAATATCCTCTCGCAGTCGTGGGCATCGCTCTCGACGCAGTGGACATGTCCAGTTCCAGTGGCGCAGATCCCTCGGGTCGCTGCCGCGTGCTCGTCCGCTAACCAGGACATCGGTAAAAGGAAGGAGACAAGTTACATGAAGGGTATACTGATTGATCCTGAAGCGCCGGCAGCTGTTGATGTCGTGCACTATGACTTGCAGAACGGCGGGTTCGTCGCGAACGGGAACGCGGCGCAGCGTCTGCTTGGCTTAGGCATGGATGTCGGCACCATGCGGCCGTATATTGGAACCGACGGGCGATCGTACATCACGGTCAACCGGCGCGATGCCAAGGACGGTCTCTGGAAGCCGGTCGCTGTCCCGACGACCAATGCCGCTACTCTCCGCAAGGATGAGTGGAAGCAGTACGATACGGCCATCCTGAAGGCTGCGCAGCTTCGGCTGAACGTGGTCAAGGACATCATGGGTGCCGGACTCGTCTACCGCATCGGCAACGGTCTTGGCAAGACGGTGCTGGAGTACGAAGACCAGTCGGATGTCTCGGAAGCTGAGATCAGCATGGACGGAGTGACTCGGGGCGACAACGACCGCGTCGTCTTCGACATCAAGTATCTGCCCCTGCCGATCATTCACAAGAGCTTCCAGATCACGGCTCGCGTCCTGGCTGCTTCTCGTGAACGCGGTGATCCTCTGGACACCACGAACGCGGAACTGGCTTCATTCAAGGTCGCGGAAAAGGTCGAGGAAATCACCGTCGCGGGTTCGTCCACGTATACGTTCGGTGGCGGGACGGTCTACGGACTGGAAGACGCACCGAACAAGAATACGGTCACACTGTCCACCAACTGGGATGCTTCCGCGAAGACCGGTGCCCAAATCGTCGACGACGTCAAGTCGATGAAGCAGTCTTCGATCAACGCGCGACACTACGGTCCCTGGGTTCTGTACGTGCCTACGGCGTACGAGACCGTGCTGGACAGCGACTACAATGCGACGCGAGGCAACACGATCCGCCAGCGCATCCTGGAAATCGACGGCATCACTGCCGTGAAAGTGAGCGACAAGCTGACGGCCAACACCGTCATCCTCGTTCAGATGACCAGTGACGTCGTTCGGATGGTGGAAGGCTTGCCGTTGCAGACCGTGGAGTGGCAGTCGGAAGGCAACATGATCTTTCATTACAAGGTCATGACCATCCTGATTCCGCACATCCGCTACGACCAGAATAGCCGGAGCGGCATCACGAAGCTGGCGTAGGTAACTACGACGGTTGAGTGCGACGCGAAACGTGTGCTAACCAAGCCACGTCTCGTGTTTGGTTGATACAAAGTAAGGATATCCTAACCAAGGAGACG